GTTTGGCATCGCCGTCATGGCGGGAGCGGAACAGTCCCGAAAAATCGCACTCGACGAACAGGAGATTGAACATGCTTCCGTCCGCTGACTATCGCGCATACGCCGCTGTTGCACGGGCCGTAGCCGCTGAATACCGCGTTGAAGCCGTCACCGAAAAGGAGCCGCGCAAGTCGTACCTGCTCCAGCAGGCGGAACAGCGCGACGAGCACGCCGATTTCTACGACAGCCGCGCTGAGATTGCCGAGGACTGCGAACGCCGCGCCGAGCAGAAGGAAGCCGCATAATGTCCTATCTTTTCAACGACGCTCAGATTGTCCGCAAGCAGATCGAAGCGCTCAAGGCGATCTATCCCGAGATCACGGAAGACGCCGATCTCCTGGCGGATACGCTGGAAGGGGAAACCAACCTAGACCGTATCCTGGCCAAGCTGGTCGATTTCGTCCGTGACGCCGAAAGCATGAAAGAGGCTACCAAGGCGCGGCAGTCAGAAATTGGTGAGCGCGCCAAGCGCTTCGAACAGCAGGGCAAGAGCGGCCGCAAGATCATCCTGCAGCTCATGGAAGCAGCGCAGCAGGAGAAGATCACGCTTCCCGAGGCCACGCTGTCGATCACCAAGCAGCGTGTGTCCGTGGACGTGACCGACCTCGACGCCCTGCCCCAAGGCTTCTTCAAGACCGAGCGCAAGGCTCTCACAGCAGAAATCAAGACCGCTCTCGAAAGCGGGAACGCAATCCCCGGCGCACAGCTCGTCATGGGCGAGTGTGGCCTTACCGTAAGGGTGAAGTGATGCCTATCAAAGTTACGCGCTCCGACGAGCTTATCAAGGTCGATACCTTGTGCTTCACGATCTATTCGCAGCCAGGACTCGGGAAAACCAGCCTAGCGTTTACCGCGTCCCGGCCGCTTCTGCTAGACTTCGACAAGGGTGCTCACCGCGCCGTTGATCGCAAGGACACCGTTCAGGTTTCCGATTGGCGCGATGTCGCCGGCATCACGGAAGCCGACGTTGCTGGCTATGACACGATCATCATCGACACGGTTGGTAAGGCGCTGGATGTTCTGGCGCAGGATATCATTCGCGGAAACTCCCGACTGTCTCACGGCGGCGCTCTAAGCCAGCAAGGGTGGGGACAGCTTGGCGTCCGCTTCTCGGCATTCCTTAAGCTCCTACGCGGCTTTGGCAAGGATGTCGTTCTGATCGCTCATATGGACGAACAGAAGGACGGCGACTCCATAAAGGAGCGTCTGAAAATCTCTGGCGGGTCGAAAGACCTTGTCCTGACTGACAGCGATGTGATTGCCCGTATCTCGATCATCAGCAAACAGCGCTATCTCGTTTTCTCGCCTACTGAAACAGCGTTCGGTAAAGACCCCGCAGGCTTGGGCGAAATGGCGGTGCCAAGCGCTGAGGCATCGGATTACCCGACGTGCCTTGCCGGCATCATAACCAAGATCAAAGACGGCCTGAACGAGCTATCAGAAGCCCAGCTTGAGCATAAGCAGGAGGTCGATTGGTTCTCGGAAAACCTGCCGAAGATCAACAGTGCGGAACACCTCAACGGCGTTCTGGACCGAGCCCGCACGGCTGGCCGCGATGTCGCCGGCATGGTGCACGATCGCTCCAAGGCGCTCGGGCTCAACTTCGATAAGGCTTCAGGCCAGTACGTGGAACAGCGGAAAGAGGCGGCTTAAACATGAGCGATTTCAATCAAGTCACGGTTACCGGCCGATTGGGTGCCGATCCCGAAATCCGTCGTACACAAGGCGGGACGCCCATCGCTAACCTGCGGCTTGCCGTCTCCGAGACGTGGAGGGACAAGAACAGCGGCGAGCGCAAGGAAAAGACGGAATGGGTTCCCGTCGTCATCTTCTCCGAAGGGCTTTGCAAGGTTGTTGAGGCCTATCTGCGCAAGGGAAGCAAGGTTCTCGTTCAGGGTAAGTTCGCCACCCGCAAGTGGCAGGATCAGAGCGGGGCCGATCGGTACAGCACCGAAGTCGTGTTGCAGGGCTTTGACGCCAAACTGCAGATGCTAGACGGGCCTAACGGCGACAGCAAGCAGTCGCAGGGACGGAATAGCTACGAGCAGGACGACGCAGCTGGCCAGCCAGCCAACTTCTCTCGCGATCTAGACGACGATATCCCGTTTGCGCCGGAGTTCCGCTGATGACCGAAAAACAGCGGTACGTCCTCATCAACGACCGAGTTCGGGAAAATGCCGCGGCAGCTATCTATGCGGCAGATGAAGGAAGCTCGGTCACTCTCGGCCCCAAGACGAGAAGCGGAGACCAGAACGCGAAGTTTCACGCGATCTGCACGGACATTTCCCGGTCACACATGATGTGGGGCGGGAAGCGTCGTAACGCCGAGGAATGGAAGGTTCTTCTCGTGTCCGGCCACACCAAGGCGACCACAGGGGAAGTCGAGTTCGTTCCAGGCTTGGAAGGCGAGTTCGTCAACATCCGCGAAAGCACGGCCCGCATGTCTGTCGGCCGCGCTGCAAGCCTCATCACCTACGCGATCGCCTTCTGTGACGCGAACGGTATCCACCTAACCGAAACGATCCGCGGCGGCTTCCATGAAGGCGCGAACGACAGGAGGGTTGCATGAACAAGCTAATCCGGCGCGCCCTCGCCTCTTGGCAATCCTGGCAGGCACGCCGCCGCCTGTACCGCGCAATGCCAGAGCTTCGCTACCTCGACCAAGCCGAACGTGAAGCCAGCCGTCGCCACTGCCGCGTGAACGATATCCGCAGGGCGAAGCACAACGTCATGCTCGCGGCATTGCGAGGTGAAGCATGAGCCGACAGGAATTCACCCGCGCCACCAAACGCGCCGCCCTCGATCGATCCGGCCTCAAGTGCGAGGCATCAGGGCCGCGATACGGCTTTGAGGAAGGCCAGCGTTGCAACTGCAGCCTGTCTCTAGGCGTACAGTTCGATCATGCAGTGCCGGATGCTCTCGGCGGCGATAACAGCCTGGAGAACGCGCTCGCGATCTGTGTGCAGTGCCACAAGTTTAAAACACGCAACGACATCAAGCAGATCCGCAAGAGTGACAGACAGCGCGATAAGGCGTCTGGCGTCCTTCGTCCAAAGCAGTCCATCCGCTCCGCTGGCTTCCCCAAGTCCGAGAAATCCGCCCGCCGTTCCGAGAAGACTCCGCTCCCGCCTCGCCCCCTCTACCGGATAAACGAAGGATCGCCATCGTGAGCGTGGAAATCATCAACGCTGATTTTGCCGATGTGATTGATACGATCCCAAGCGGAAGCGTCGATTGCATCCTTACTGATCCGCCCTACGGGGAAACATCGCTCGAGTGGGACAAGTGGCCGCTTGGATGGCCATCGCGTGTCCTTCCCCTCCTGAAGCCGACCGGAAGCATGTGGGTGTTTGGATCAACGCGCGTGTTCTTCGATCACGTTGCGGAGTTCGGAGGCTGGAAACTGGCGCAGGATATCGTTTGGGAAAAGCACAACGGCTCCGGGTTCCAAGCTGACAGGTTCAAGCGTGTCCACGAAAACGCCCTGCATTTCTATCGGGCCGACGCGCCATGGGAAGGGGTCTACAAAGACCCGCAATATACACCTGATGCTGTAGCCCGCTCGGTGAGGCGCAAGAAGGGCCCAGCCCATATGGGCGAAATCGGTGCCGGATCATTCAAGAGCGAAGAAGGCGGCGATCGCCTCATGCGCAGCGTCATTTACTGCCGATCTGAACACGGTCGGGCCGTCCACCCGACACAGAAGCCGCTAGGCGTCGTCGAACCTCTCCTGCTTTACAGCAGCCCAGAGGGAGGAACGGTGCTCGACATCTTCGCAGGCAGTGGAACAACGGGCGTAGCGGCGCAGCGACACGGCCGAAACGCGATCCTTATTGAAGGAAAGCCTGAATTTGCAGAAGCGGCCAAAACTAGGCTTGAAACCGACGCGCCTCTATTCTCTGGGAGAGCAGCATGACACAGCACGGCGAAGAACTAACGGTCAGCGCGGCAGAGCTGAGCGGCGACACCATCATGAAGGCGGACGTGGAGAAGATGATCCGCGATTGGCAGGCAGAATGCGCCAGCCATCCGGCCCTTCATAACCAGGGCAACGTCCTGCTCGATCGGCTGAAAGCCCTCAAGCCCAGCCTCGCCATGAACGATTTCCTGACCGGCATGGACTGCATCTCCACGGAGGCCAAGCCATGAAGCGCGAGGAAGAACTGACGGTGAGCGTGAAGGCGCTCTACGCTGACGCCGCTAAATCAGCGATAAAAAAATTCAGGGCTAAGGTTGGTGGCAGATATTATCCCGGATACCACGAGGATATGATTTCTGTCGTCACGAAGGCGATTTTGTCAATAGCCGAGCCAAAGCCAGAGGCAACGGAAGGCGGGGCGCATGGGACGGCGCTGAGCGAAACAATCGCCAAAATTCTATGGGAGCGGTTCTCCCCAGAGCATGAGGTGGATTGGCCGTCGCCGCACGCGGCTGAATATCGCGGCGCTTCACGTGACATCATAGCTTCTATCACCGTTACGGAAGCAATGATTAAAGCCGCATGCGATGCCGTAATTCTCGGAGAAGACGAAAACTACCAACCGTTCCATCTAGAGCCTAGAGAAGCCCGTGAAGCTATTGAAGCAGCTTTCGCCGCCCTCACCGCAAAGCAGACCGATGGGAGGGACGGGGAATGAGAGAGCAACCTCTGAACCGGATCGAGTTCTATCAACGCGGCGGCGGCATCATTGATGTTTGCCGTAGCGCGGCGGTTCCCCGCCAAGGAGAATATATCAACATTGCCGGCCAGCAGTGGAAGGTAGCATACGTTTCTTGGGCTATTGACAGCGATAGACCATGGGGAACTGAGCTGCGGGCGAATGTCGAGCTTGTGAAGGTAGCCGACGACGAGGTTGGCCCGATCAAAGCAGAGGGGGAGAGCCGGTGACCAGTGGTGCAAACGTATCAAAGGCCCATCACGGGGTGTGCGATGAGCCTCTAGGCCGTTACAGGAACAATGGCCCGACACCACAACAGTCTGGTCGCCTAGATGTTCCACCCGCGAACGAAAAGACTGAGGGGGAGAGCCGGTGACAGAGAACACGCTCCCTTACTGGCCGGCGGCAATGAACCAGAAAATGGCGGCGGCATACTGCGGCCTGTCGGTCGATCTCTTCAAGGAGATTTGCCCAGTCCGCCCCCTGAAATACACTCAATCCACATGGGGCCATAGATATCTTCGCCAAAGGCTAGATGAATGGATGTCATCTCTCGACCCGAATGTTAAACAATCTTCGGTCATCAAAATCGAGGATTTCTTCAGTGGTGGTAAAGGTGCCGCTTAAAGGCCTCAACATTCGCCGGTCTCGCGGGAAATGGTATGTTTCCTATCGAGCGACCGGCGAAACGCTTATCAAAGGCTTTGAAGGAAGCCGCGATCAGCTGGACCGACAACTCGCCAGCCATGATTTTCGCGTCAAACACATGCAGGCGGAAACAAAAGACAGGTCACCATCCTATGACGAAGGGACGCTCGGCAATCTCATTAAATGGTTCAAGAGCGAGTGCCCCAGGTGGGACAAGCTGTCTGAGGCCAGCAAGGAAGATTACGAGAAATCATTCACGTACCTTGAAGAGCTAAAGCACGAGACGGTCGGTTCGCTCTATAATTTCCCTATGCACCAAATGACGCAGCCTGCCATTTATGGGCTCAGGAACAAGGCAGCTAAGGAAAAGTGGGGGCGCTTTGCCGACAAGATGGTTAGCCACCTCTCCACCATCTTCAAGGAATCCGTCAAAGTCGGGAAGATGGTGCAGAACCCTGCAGGCGGCGTCGAGAAGCTCCATTCGGCCGATCCTAACGCTAACCACGAGTGGACCGACGATGAAGTGCAAACAGCGATTTGGCTCGCTTCCGACGCAATCCTGACACCACTGATCCTCGCCCGTTATCAGGGATTCCGAGGACAAACATGCGCCGCCCTCACCTGGCGGAACTACCTCCCAGATACAAAAACCGGCAAAGCCTTTTCGGTTGTCCTGCGCAAGAACAACGAGGCGAGCTGGTTTCCATGCGCTCCCGAGACGCGGGAACACCTCGACGCCGTTGAAGAGATCCGCGCCGACGCGGCTGTCAAGGCGACGAGAATTTGCCTGAACAGCGACGGGTTGCCGTGGAAAAACGAGAAGGTCATGCAGGGGGCTGTGAGCGATTACCTGTCCGAACTGAAGGCGGACGGCTTGATCCGGGAAGGCTGTACGCTCCATGGGCTGCGCGTCACATACGCGGCTGCCATCAGGCGTCAGGGCTTTGACACCGGGATCGTTGCTGATGCCCTCGGGGACCGCTCACGGCGCATGGGAGAGCACTATACGCGCCATGTCGAGAAGGAACTCGGGCGCCTGAAAGTCTTCAAAGGTAAGAACGATAAATGAACATGGTTTGCACAACAAAAAAGGCGTTGTGCAAAGCTTCCCAAATCAGATTCGCTAAGTTATTGGGATCATTGACTGCGAGCGTGGCGAAACTGGTAGACGCAAGGGACTTAAAATTCTTCCGGTCTATTGTTTTCGTTGAGTATTTCTGCACAACGTAAACGCAAAAACCGATGAAATACGATGCTAAATCCTTCGATTTGCACAACGGTTTAGGTCTGAATCCATGACCCAAGACATCCGCCAAGCCATCCTAGACGCCGCCAACAGCAAGGCAGAGCGAGGCACGCCAGTGAACCTATTGGAGATCGGCCCTATCCTCGTGACGGAGAAGGGCTACACGGAGCTACAGGTCGCAGATGCGCTCTATGCAATGGTGGATGCGAAGGTGATAGAATTGCTCAACGGGAATAGGATGCGGGTGCTGTGATGGATATGGTCGAGAAGGTTGCTAAGGCTGTGTGTCTCGCTCAGTGGGGCGGGTATCCGTTTGGACGGGGAGAGCGTGAGGCGTGGCCGCAGTGGGCGCAGGCGTTGAAGGTAGCCAGAGCAGCGATCGATGCCATGAGCGAACCAACGCCGATAACCCTCGACGATCTGGCGGCGGCGGGAGCAATTGAGAGCATCCGCTTTTCTGCGAGCGAGAATGATCAAGGGACAGTGACGATCCATGAGCCAGAAGCAAGGGAATAGTGATGAGCACCTTATTAGGAAATCTGATCGAGCAGGAAGGCGAGTATTCCTTCACATCTAACGATGGTCGGGAAATTTTGGTGCCGGTGTATAGGTCCAACGAGCCTACGATAACGAAGATTGGGGAAGACCCTCTTTCAGAGGCAATCCAGCATCTCAAGAGTACGCTTCCGGGGTGGTGGTTTTGACGAAGGATTTTCCTGCGACTTGGCACAGCCTTCAACAATTGCTGATGCATTGAGGGCTGCTACGGATACAGCGCAGAAAGAATTAGAGTTAGCGGTTAGAGAATTGAGGGGAAATAGCGCCGCCCTCAAGGAGCAGGAGAAGGTGGGATGAACCCGTTTCGCATATTTGAGACACTTTTCAGACGCCCGAAACCCGCAGACGCCATGCGAGACGCTTCGGAAGCCCAGTTCAACGCGATGAACCGCATATCAGCGCAGTCCGTTGAGCAGTTGATAGATCAAGCTGGGCGAGATGCTGTGTTTGCCAGAGCGAGCGCCTTGGGCTGGTCGTCTGCTGTGCCGGCGCCGCTTTGGGTATGGAATCAGATCGCGGTTGAGGTTTTGCTTCAGAAGCGCTCCAAGGAGGCCTTTGAAGAGCGGAAGACTGCGGTTCTGAACTGATGACCCGCTACGAGATCCCCGGCACTATCTTCGCCTTCCTCCTCGTCATGGGGTTTATAGCCGTGATCGGGAAAGGCGTGTGGTGGTTGGGGTCTTGGGTGTTTGGAGGGTGATATGCTCGTCCCAATGGATATCCGCCCGCTTGGGATAGATATCGATGTGAAGGCCGGAGGGTACCGCGTCCTGACGAGCGTCCAGCAGATGGCGCAGGTTCTCCTCGACAGATGGCCAGAGGATAAGAAGGACGATGCATGGGAAGCGGCTGCGATGGCTGCCATGCGGGCTATGGAGAGCCGCACCAACGCCGAGGCAGCAAGAGCCGCTTTCATCATGGCCGCTCAGTCGGCGGGAATCCACGTGAATGACGATGCAGAGCGGTTCACGCCTCCCCCGAAGCGGGAGAAGCCGAAGAAGCGCTAGCCCTTGCTAGCCCACGCGAAGAGCGCCGCGCCGAACTTTGTGGCGATGAAGGTGAGCGCCGAGGCTCCTATCCCCACGATGGCTAAAGCGCCTATGCCGCGTTGGCGCCACATCTTCACCTCATCGGTGACCGGCTTCATCTCGGTAACATCTTCTTGAACCGAAGCGACGTTGCCCTCGACCTTGCCGACACGTTCGGCAATCTCGTCCATGCGCCGATGCATCGAGGCTCGGCTAACATCCGATTTCTCTTCCGATCGACGGACCCCTTCAAGGATCATATCGACTTTCGCCGTTAGCATACCTAGCTCGCGATGCATCATTCCGTCTTCCGTTGGCGTCAATTCCCCGTGCCCCTATGCTATGCAATGCTGCCTGTTAAACATTTGGGAAAGATTGGACGGGCATTATCAGGCCAGCCAAATGCGATCCTATGAATCGTGCTTGGTCAGGTCGGCGCAGTGCTGGAACACGAGCGCCGGCCGCTTACTTCCGACAGGCCGCATCAGCGCGGCACTGCTTATTGTTCGACGAGATGGCGGGACCGGCTAGAACGTCCTGAGACGCCGCCCGCGCCGCTTCCGCATTCTGGAAACGGATAAACTGATAGCCCGATCCGTTACTCGCAGGCGCTGTCCGGCAACCCGCTATCGCGCATGAAAACAAGACAACGATCGCGATCCGAAAGCTTGCGGAAACTCGCATTGTTCTTCTCCAGGTTATCGATGCGCTGCAAGGCCTCCTTGGCAGCCTCGGCTTGAATCGCAGCGCGCCCCTCGCTGCGTCCAATGAGTTTGGCGGGGTAGAAGGCAAGGAGAGCGCCCAGCGCCGCCCCTGCCCCGATTTTCGCTAGATCGAAGATGCCGAGCCCGAACATCACTTCGCCGCCATGTTCTTCGCCATCTGCTCGGCAGTGAGCATCCAGCTTTTGACGAGGAGGCCGAGGAGGTTAAGACCGCCTACGATCTTCAACGCTTGCTCTGGGGTGAAGAACGTCAGCCAGTCGAAGCTCGTCAGCCCAGCGACAACAAGGGAGATGAACGTCAGAGTGTAGGCTGTGCCGTTGGTGAGCGTGTTGGCCGAGGGCATCAGGCTTCCCGCCTCTTCTGGATGTAGTTCCACAGCAGGACGCAGGCAGCCGCCACGAGGATGGCGCCGAGAGCATAGGCAATGGGGCCGGTCGTAGGCACAAACTGCAGGCTACCGCCAGACAGCGCCGCAGTGCCTACCGCAAGCGCATCCTTGGAGATCAATGGAGCCGCCTGCTTTTGTGCCGGGGTGCCGCTGGACTGGATGAACTCGCCTTCCGCCCACAGCCCTGCCTCTGCCGCGCGACGGTTCACGAGGCCCTGCATGGTCTTGCCCTTGGATTTCGTCCACTTGGCAAGCTCCGAAGGCACCGCAGCATAGTTGCCGGCATTCAGCTTCTTGAGCAGCGTCGAGGAACGGAAATTCGCAGGCCCGACGTTGAAGGCGAAGCTGACGAGCGCCGCGAACTGGTTGTCCGTCAGGTTGACCTTCACGGAGCTGTCAACGACGCGTTCGAACTCGGCCAAGTCCTGATAGAGGAGATCGGTCGATTCCTGCGAGGTGATGACCATGCCGGGGCGAACGTCCTTGCCTGTGTGCCCAACGCCTATCGTGAGTGTGCCATAGACCTTGTCGCCGACCTTGATCTTCCTGCGCCGTGCTGGCGGGTCGAAGTCGTCGTAGGCGAAGAGGATTTCCCCTTCCCACTGCTTGATTTTCTGAATGCCATGCGCGCTGATCTTGCGCGGTGCTCCTTGCACGCTCATTGAAGACTCCAGATTGAGTGATATGAGGAGATGCTGTAATGTCCCGCCACCGCGAGTTGCGCGATCGGAGAAACATCATGCTGTTCGGCCTATTCAAGCGCGACGACGAAACAACCGACTGGGAGCGGTACTGGGGCCTCACCAAACAGAAGCTCATCACCGGCGAATATGAGTGGAACCACCTCATGCGCCGCCGCGTCAAAGGCGAGTGGCAGTATCGAAAAATGACCGAGGAGGAGGCCCTTGAAAGCTTCCTTTGGGATGTGGTCTAGGCTACCAGCGGGGAAAGCACAGACAGGAGCTTCGGAACGAGGATGGACCTCGCCGCAATCGCGGTTGGATGAACGCCATCGATCGGTATCTGCGTGGAAGTAGGGACGCCCCATAACGGGTGGTTGTCGATCAAGCCGACGCTCTCAAGCACGGCGACATCCCTGATTGCTTGATAGTAGGTGGGCAGGTTCGCTTTCCATGCCCCTGCCGGCGCAATAGCCGGGTTCATCGTCATCAGGTAGATCGCGGTTCCGGGTGATCCTGTCTTCCAAGCATTGATCAGTGCAGTGATTATGAATTTGAAATCCGCGATGGTCACAGAGGTGGCGGCGTCGTTCATGCCGCACTCAATGACCGCTACTGTCGGGTGAAGATTGATCGCGGTCTGGCGGTTGTCATAGATGATTTGCGCAGTCGCCCCGGATATCCCGAAATCATAAAACACGACCGGGGCTGTTGAGGCCTTCTGCAGTTCCCGCCTTGCGCTTGGCTGCCAGTAGCCATTTACATCAGCGAGCGAGCTGCTGTTGAACGTGAGGCTGGTTCCAGAGAAAGCAACGTCGAATACGGGTTTCATCGGTATATGCTCCTGTCCAGACGCCAACCGTTGACCGAGATCGAAAGGGCGCCATCGCCATTGTTGGTGTCGCCGCACGAGACGCGCCCGAGATTATCAGTGGTCAGGGCAACCGGCACGTTGGCGACTTGCCCCGCCTGATACAGCCACGACGCGGATTGTGTCGAAGGAACGTATCCACCAAGGTCCGGGTCTCGAATGGTCACGTATCCCGCCGAGGCACCGCCCGATGCTTTCGCCTCGATAACAGCGGAAACACTCATTTTGGCGCCAACAGGGACAGCCAGGGGACGCAAAACAGGGGTGTTGTTGTTCGCGACGTTGAGGACGGAATTGATCCTCGTCCGAAATTGATGCCATTCCCCGAAATTGTAGAATGGGATCACCGAAGTGCCATTAAAGCCGAACCCGAATAGAAGGCGTCTCTTGGTGAAGCCAGCCGGCATGAATGGATGGTAGAGTGACAAGCTGGTCAATATATCGACAGCGCCCGTATCCACATTCGATATCGCGTGCAGCCAATAGTGGCCCACACCGATACTGCGAATGTCCAGCGATCCGCCGTTGGTGCCGCTCCCCCACAGAGACGTGACATTCTTCGTGATCGTCGCCGGGATCTCGATCGTGGTTTCTCCCGCCGAATCGAGAAACGAGCCCTGTGATATATCAATATGGGTATCTGGATACGTTGCGTTGTTGCTGCAGGTAGGCCAGAACGATTCCATCATTAAATCCTTCCGCGATTGTCTATGTAGCCATAGGCAGAAAATCGAAGGGTGACGTTGGCGTCTGATGCCGATATGCGCGCGCGGATCTGCGATGAGGTGTTGGTCCACACCTCCAACGGGGCCGTCGAGATAAGCTGCCCACCCGCCGTACTAGCGGAACTGCCGATGTTTGTGGTTGACGATGACGGTGCCGTATCCGTCACAAAAAGAGGTGTTACGAGACCAACCGGCCCGACAGCGCCTGCCAGGTTGTTGATCGTTCCGGTGACTTTGGCCTTGGTGACGATCCCCGTTGGAGAGAACGTGTCGATAGAGATAGCAGCCGTTCCAGGGTTTGTCTGTTGATAGGCCGGGATAGGCGCCGTCCACGTAAAATCATCTCCTATTTGGGTGAATGTACGGATGGCGGCGAGGTCGCGCCGGATCGAGCCGATACGCCGCTTGCGGTCGTAGTTCGTCGGCATCGTTGGTGCTGTGGCAGAGGCCGAGAACAGTGCATCAACGACGCCGGTATCAGACCGCTGGATGAGCCAGATGTGATAGGTGACGTTGGCGATCGAGCCGGTGTCCAGACCGCCTTGGTTCGTGCCGACTGCCCACGCCGCATCTAGGCGCTTGGTGAGAGACGACGCCAACTGCATGATGAAGAACGACGAGTCTGCGCAAGCCGCACCGGCTGCAATGTCGATATCGTTGGTGGCATCGCCTGCGTTGTTGGAGAGCGTCAGGCCGTAGAGCATTCCCTGATTGCCGGGGTTTGCGCCCTCGACGACTGCGATGAATGCCGAGCCGGTGCAGATGATCATCGCCGCCTGGCCGCTCTGCAGGACGAGCGTTGTCGCGCCGTTGATCGTTTCCGAGGCGTTCGGGTCGATCGTCACGACGCCGCCGTCTGCCTGGACGAAGTAATGCCAGTTGGCGGCAAGCGTGGCCGCTGCTGTCAGGGAGACTGTTGCAGTGGCCGTGTACCGATGCCAAGCGGCGTTGTCGTTGGCGACGGCGGTATAGTTCCCGCTCTTTGCTGCATAGACGACCTTGCCGTCAACACCAGCGCGCAACTGCGCCATGGCCGTGCGGAATGCATCATCGAAGTTATTAACGGCAGAGGTCCCTAGGATTCCGATGCCCCCGATATCGGTGTTGTTACCGGCGGTCGTATCCCAATCAAGGAAGGTATTCTTAGCCATTTAGTATAGCCCTTTGCCACCCGACGCGAGTGCGCGGGAAAATTGACCGGAGGTGTTCGCGACGGACTTGCCGTAGCTCGTCAAACTGCCGTCGCCGCGGCTTTGGCTCTTCGGCGCGTCGGGGAACTCGCTGCCGAGCAACCCACCGGGGCGCGTGACGACGTTGCCGAGAAGGCCACCGCCGATTGCGCCGACAGGGCCGAGTGTGAGGCCACCAAGGACCGCGCCGAGAATACTGCCCGCCGCCTGCTTCGCCTTGCTGCCGAACTGCGACGGGGCCTTGTTGAAAGGCTGCTGGTCGAGGTATGCCCGCTGTGCCGCAACCGCCCTCTGCTCCTGCGGCGAGAGAAGGCCACCGGAGAACGCTGTTGCTGGCTGCGCGTCGAAGGCGGGTGCCTGAACGCTCGTTGTGACTGCTGGGTCCGTGTATGCCGTCGTCACTGCCGGATCTGGCTGGGCCATCGCCGCATAAGCGGGATTGTCGAGGGAAGGCAGGATGCCGGCGTCTAGCTGCTGGTCGAGGAGGCCGCGACGGAGGGCGTTCTTGCCAACTGCGCCGGGAGCCGCTGCAAAGCGGGATTCGTCGAACGGTGTCTTAGCGAACCGGTCATACATCAGGTCCGGCACGGTCTGCATGGTGGGCTGTTGTACACGCATGTTTACGTCCTTCAATGGGGCGCGTTGGACGGAGGCGAGAGGGGAGCTATAGGAGGCATATTCCGCAGGGCTGACGGGCTCGGAGGCGCTGAGGATGCCTTCAAGGTCTGGAGGCCTTGACGATGGTGTCGGCACGTTGTTCGGGATGTCAGCCTGTGGCGTGAAACTGTTCCACGCGCGATTGATGAACGACCGGCTTTTGGTCGGCTGGTTGTACGGAGATCCCGGCAACGACGCCCATGTGCCGTTTGCGTCGGCCACGAAACCGTTCACATCGCCTGCAAGCACGTTGTCGAGCGCGCCGGATCGATCGAGGAGGCCAATCGCCGCGATGTCCTGGTTCTCGGGGCCGAAGTCGTTCAGCCCGAGATTGCGGCTCATGTCGCCCCAGCTACGGTTTAGGAACTGATAGGCACCGGCCGCGCTGGTCTTCTTCCGATTGCCGGAATTGTCCGAGAAGGCGGACAGGGTGCCGGGATGCTGGCTCAAATCACCGATCTGCTTGCCACCGAAGCCCACGGAATACGGGTCCGTATAGCGTGCCGTCCCCTCAGCCGCCCGAATGGATGCCAGCGCGCGCTGCACGTTCGGGTTCGATCTGAGCGAGGAGTAGTATTCACGGCGAGATGCCATGTGAACCTCACTTGGATGTTAGGGAAATTTCAGCTATTTTGCGTTTGGGCGGCGAACCCAACCGAGGATCTTAAGTGAAACAACCGCACCCGCTCCTTGCAGCAGCAGGCCTTATCGGTGGAACCGTGGCTGTTGGCTTCCAGCGCCAAAACCCAGGAATGACGTTCGATTGGCGCGATTACGCCATGTTCGTGGTGTTCGGCCTGCTTCTCTATTGGCTCCTGAAGCCGTCGAAGAGCAGCGAATAGCTACTGCTGCGACTGGACGAGCGCTCCGCTACCAACAATCGCTGACGTGCGGCCCAACAGCGCCCTGACAGCCTGTGACTTCTCGGCTGCGCTGATGCGAGCCTGCTCGATGCGTTGAAGCTCCGAGGTGATCTGCGCCCGTACCTCTGGCGATGTCGTCATGAGGCGCTTGGCGATGTTGTCGGCAACCTGCGGGGTTAGGCCTCCGAGCATGCGAAGGCGCGACCCGACGAACTGCAGCGCAGCCGGGACGATGCCTTGCGTCACTGCGGTCTTTGCCGTGCTGAAGCCTTCCGCCGCTCCACCAGTCTCAAACATATCGGCCATCTGGCGCACCGTGGTCGAGTTGCCGCGCACTGCGTCGTAGGTCGATCGCTTCTTTGCTTCCGCAAAGATGGCCTGCCGGAAGGTCTTGAACTGGGCGTCGTTGTCGAACAGGGCGCGGAGGTTCTTCACCTGCTGGCGGTTGCTGAAGAACTTCAGGATGGCGTTGTTGGTGAAGCCTGCCTGGTCGATGGAGTTGCGGATCCATTCCGCAGCCCCTGCCCTAGCGGCTTCTTTCTCTGCCGGCCCCATCGCGGTCAAGCTGCGACGAACCGATTCCGGCGACTGAGCCATTGCCGTGCGACCGAACTCAAGAGCCTTGTCTAGCGACTGCTGGCCACCCCAGACCTTGCGTGCTTGCGCGTAGGTAGGATTCTGGGCGTCAAGCTGCTCAAGAAGGCGGTTCTTCAGGTTGTTGATGATGCGGCCATCGTTCGTGACTTTCTTGGTGATGCTGTCCGTCTCGGCGTCCACCATGTCATCGAGGGCGGTCTTGATATACTGCCATGCCCGTTGATCGGGGACGCGTTTGAACGTGGCCGTGCCGTCGTCTGCGATGTTGACAAACATCTGCTTGAACGGAACCTGCTCATTGGCGGCAAGCTCTTCAGCCTTTGCCAGCGCCCGACGACCAGCCGGGGTGTTGATGATCCCCTCAAGCTCCTTGGTGAAGTGAATGGGCGTCTTCTCTGCCTCACGGAAGAGAGGAGCCGCCAAACGCTTGGCAGTTTCGGCAATCTCGTCCTTTGCGGCCAGATAGCCATCAGGATCGGCCAGCGTCTGGCCTACGACGTTCTTCAGGCGGTCGCCCTGCCCCATCTGGCGCAATGCAAGCTGCGAGGCTACGCGAGAGCGTGCGGGGCCTGGAATGTTGGTCGTGGTGCGGAGGAGGTCACGCGTGGAAGAACCACCGACATCAGCCAGGGAGAGACCGTCGCGCGCGGCGCGGTTCGATGCCTGTTCCACCGTCATCCCGGCATTGTTGAGCCGCTCGGCAATCTTTCCTGCGCCATAGCTCGATGGATTGACGCGAGCGCGCACAGCGTCAGCCACAGGCTTTAGCACGGCGCCGCCGACAGTCTTGCCGA